TTGCAATGGGCGGCCCCAAAAACACCATGACCATCGGTGCTGACGGCGAAGTGATGCACAGCCTGCACGCGGATAAAAGCGGCACGGTAACCGTCAACCTGCTGAAAACCTCGCCGACAAACAAAAAGCTGTCGCTGGCGTACAACGCGCAGAGTCAGTCCTCAGGCACCTGGGGGAACAACGTCATTGTGATCCGAAACAAGGTGAGCGGAGACATCATCACGGCGCGCAGCGTGGCGTTCCAGAAACAGCCGGATAACGCCAACGCTAAGGCCGGTAATACGATGCCCTGGGTGTTTGACTGCGGCAAAATCGACCAGGTACTCGGAGAGTTTTAACAGATGGAATGCTCAATCAAAGGCCACGATTACCGCGTGGCAAAACTCAGCGTTTTTGACCAGCTGAAAGTGACCCGTAAGCTGCTGCCGGTGCTGGCGGGCATGATGTCAGATTTCGGGAGCATTCGCTCCCTGTTGCCTGCTGATGGCAAAATCGACACCGTGAAATTCGATCAGTTGAAACCGGTATTTGAAACCCTGCTTCCGCGTATCGCTGAGGAACTGTCTTCCCTGACCGAAGAAGACACCAACGCGATTATTCATCCGTGCCTTGCCGTGGTATCACGTAAGCACATGGACGGATGGACGCCGGTATTCAACAGCGGTCAGCTGATGTTCGATGATATCGACCTGCTGACCATGCTGCAGCTGGTGGCGCGGGTGGTCGCCGATTCACTGGGAAATTTTTTGCCCGTGAGCCCTACCAGCGCGACGCCGGGCCAGCCTCAGGGTTAACCCTCAACAGCCTGCCTGACGGGCTGTCTTATCTCCTTGACCCGGTTGACGCCGGGTTAATCCCTTATTACGCGCTGAAGGATGGATCAGTTGATCTGTGCGATATCGCGCTGATGAATGACCACCTGGCCGTTAAGGCTGACAACCAGCGCCGTATTGAGAAATGGAGAGAGGATAATGAACGCTGAGACTATTAAAGATTTCCTCGTCTCGCTCGGTTTCGATATCGACGAAGCGGGTGCGTCAAAATTCGACTCAGTTCTCGCCGGTACGACCGCAAACGCCATCAAAATGGGGCTGGCCGTCGAAGGTGCCGCGCTTACCGTGGTAGCCTTTACGGCTAAGATCGCCTCCGGTCTGGATAATCTCTACTGGGCGTCACAGCGCACCGGCGCGACGGTTCAGGGGATTCAGTCTATTGGCTATGCGGTTTCGCAGGTGGGCGGCAGCGTTGACGCGGCGCGCACCTCTCTGGAAAGCCTCTCCCGGTTTGTTCGTAACAATCCCGGCGCGGAAGGCTTCCTGAATCGCCTGGGCGTACAGACCCGTGACGCCAGCGGCAACATGCGCGACATGGCCGCTATCTTTACGGGAGTCGGCCAGAAGCTCAGCAGCATGCCGTATTACCGGGCTAACCAGTATGCGCAGATGCTGGGCATTGACGAAAATACCCTCATGGCGATGCGCCGGGGTGTGGGCGGTTTCTCTGGGCAGTACAGCGCAATGGCGAAAGCTATCGGCTTCAATGCTGACGAGGCGGCCAGAAGCTCCAACAAATTCATGACCTCCCTGCGCGAGTTCGGCGCGATGGCAGGCATGGCCCGTGACAAAATCGGCTCTAATCTTGCTGGTGGCCTTGCGGGTTCGCTGGACACGCTGCGCCGCCACATTCTGGATAACTTCCCGCGCATCGAGCAGACTCTGACGAAAGCCATAAAAGGCATTCTGGCGCTCGGGGACATTATAGGGCGGCTGTTCTTCAGGCTTATTGAGGGGACATCCAGCCTTATCACCTGGTGGCAATCGCTGGATAAGCAAACGCGGGAGTTGATCTCGCTGTTTGGCGCGCTGACGATTGCGCTGCGCATTCTGAACAGCACGTTCTGGATGTCGCCGATTGGCCTCATTACCGCGCTGGCGGCAGGGATTGCCCTTCTGTGGGAAGACTATCAGACCTGGAAGGAAGGCGGGGACAGCCTGATTGACTGGGGCAAGTGGAAGCCGGAAGTCGACGCCGCGCTGAAAATGGTTCGTGACCTTAAAACGACCGTTAACGACCTGGCGAAAGCGCTGGCGAAGCTGCTCAATATTGACCCCAAATCATGGTCCCTGAAGTGGGATTTCAGCAACTTCATCGACCAGATGGGCGAGTTCAGCAAAATGCTGAATATGATCGCCGACCTGCTCAACGCCATTAAAGATGGCCGCTGGGCTGATGCCGCCAGCATCGGCAAACAGATGCTTAATCAGGGCAGCGAAAATCCGTCAGCGATGCCGATGGTAACAGACAGCGCCAACGGTACCGCCGACTGGATTAAAGAGCACTGGGGATTCGATCCTCGCAGCGTGGGCCGAACGGTGCGCGGCTGGTTTGGTGAGGATGACCCTGAACAGCTCGGCCAGTCAGTAAAGCGGCCACAGCCAACCAAAGCGGGCTCTGAGCTGCTGGGATGGATGCAGCCGATGCTTACCAACCTGGAACAGCTCTACCGGCTTCCGGAGGGGTTATTGCGCAGCGTGGCCATAACGGAATCGGGCGGTAATCAGTTCGCCGTTTCAGGCGCTGGCGCTAAAGGTCTGTTTCAGTTTATGGACGGCACGGCGCGCGACATGGGGCTTCGCGGGAACGATGTTTTCGACCCCGAGAAGGCCGCCCAGGCAGCCGCAAAGTATCTTTCTCAACTGCTGCAGGCGAACGGCGGTGACCTGAGCAAGGCGCTGGCCTCTTATAACTGGGGGATCGGGAACGTGCAGAAGCACGGGATGGCTCTTATGCCTCAGGAAACCCGCAACTACATTCCGAAGGTGTTAAGCAACATGCCCGCGCCCGGTGCTCAGGTACAGCAACAGAACACCTATCACATCTACGGTGGTGGTGATCCGCGTTCTGTCGGTACCGAGGTCGAGCGTCGGCAGCAGTCGGCAAACGCCCAGGTCATGCGCGGTAATCAAACGAAGGTGGGTTAATGGATATTCTCTCTACGCTCTTTCAGCAGCAGAGCCGAAAAATAGGGATGGTTGTCCCCAGCGTGGTTGTTTCTGAGAAGCATACCGACACGCTGGAGATAACAGAGCACCCTGTCGAGGTCGGGGCCGCCATCGCCGACCATGCCTACAAAAAACCGTCTGAAGTGGTGATGGAGGTCGGTTTCGCAGGTGGCGGATCGTTGCTGGATTTTGCCAGTAACCTGACGGCTACCAGCCTGCTCGGTCTGAGCCCCCAGCAGACGTATCAGGAGATACTCGACCTGCAGGCGAGCCGTATCCCTTTCGATGTGGTAACCGGCAAACGGCTGTACAGCAACATGCTAATCCGCGCGCTGGAAGTGACGACAGACAAGACAACCGAAAACGTCCTGTCTGCCGTCCTCACCCTGAGGGAGGTTCTTATCTCGCAGACGCAGCAGATCACCGTCGCGGATAAAACCAACATGAAGGACGGGGCCAGCACGTCGGCGGTACTGAATACCGGCAACAAAACCACAAAGCCGCCAAATACCTCGCTGCTGAAAAGCATCACGGGTAACGCGGCGTCATTACTGGGGCTCGGCTAATGGCAATTCAGGAAATCCCGCTGACAGCGGATAACCAGCAATTCAGCATCATCCTGGCGGGGACCACTTGGCGGATTAGCATCACCTGGCGCGATCTGTACTGGATTATGGACCTGCAGAACGACAGAGGGGAGCCGGTAATCTCCGGTATTCCTCTCGTCACAGGTGCTGACCTGCTGGCGCAGTATGCCTATATGGGGCTCGGCTTTAAGCTGGTGGTGGTCTGTGACGACAGCACACAGGATTATCCGACGAAAACCGACCTGGGCGGCCGCAGTCATTTACTGGTATCAACGGAGTAAGCATGTCACAGAACTGGATGAGACATTTCGAGCTGCAGCTCGTGGACGAGAACGGGCAGGGTATTGAGCTCAGCGATTTTAAAGTGACCTTTACGATCGACTGGTTCAACATCAGCAGCGCGTCACGGGTGGGGACATTCAAAATCTACAACCTCTCGGCAGATACGGTGAACCGCATCACCGGGCAGGAGTTTTCGAAAGTGCGGCTGATTGCCGGTTATGACGGTATCGCGCCGGAGGTATCGGCCAGCGATGTCGGAACCGTGCGGGAAGTCGACGCGGCGGACGTGGGCCAGAGTGACGGCCGCAACTACGGGCTTATTTTCAGCGGCGAAATTCGCTACTCGGTCACAGGAAAAGACAGCCCCATTGATTCCTACGTCCTGATTCAGGCAGCCGATACGGATCTGGCTTTTGCCACCAGCATAACCTCGCAGACCCTCGCAGCCGGTTATACGGTCGCAGACGTGAACCGCGCGCTGATGAAAGACTTCGAGGCCAAAGGCGCGACCGAAGGTCTGACGCCTGAAATGCCTGCTACCGTTTTCCCCCGGGGCCGGGTGCTGTTCGGCATGACACGGCATCTTATGGATAACGTGGCCGGACAATGTGGCGCAACATGGCAGTTCGTGGATGGTCAGCGCCAGATGGTAGCGAATAACGAATATGTTCACGACGCGATTGTGCTCAACAGCGCCACCGGGCTTATCGGTATGCCTCAGCAGACTATCGGCAACGGCGTAAACGTCCGCGCGCTGATTAACCCGAACATCCGGGTTAACGGGCTCATTCAGCTGGATCAGGCTTCGGTATTCCGCACCGCGCTGTCGAACAACGATATCGCGATGGCCGGCGGGCAGATCACCGACCAGAACACGGACGGAAATATCACGCTCAGCGGTACCACCGCGCAGCCTGCCAGCATCGCAACGGATGGCGTTTATATTGTGCGCGGGATTATGTACACTGGCGACACAAGGGGCCAGGCGTGGTACATGGATATGATGTGCGAGGCGCGTGGCGCGGCGGATCTTGTTTCCTCATCAGCGAGGGAAAGAGGGCTTTAATGAAACGGTTCTGTTTGGCGTTAGTTATGATGGTTACTGCTCCGGCGATGGCTGCAATTCAGTGCGGCAACTACACGATGACCGGTGACGGAATGACTGTTATTAACGGTGAAACTGTCACATCACAGAAGATAAAATTTCTGGGAAAAGATGGTGACTACTCAAACATGAAAATGGACATGGGCCTGATGCCTTCCCGTGATGGTAACAATTACGGCTTTGAGTTTGTGAAGCGTAACGGAAAAGCTTTCCTGAACGTCCAGCTGCTGCAGAACAGCATGGACGCGCCGAAAACCATCGGATCTTTCCTGTGTAAAAAGGTAAGTTAATGGCAAGTGATTTAGATGTGGTGAACGAAGTCGATAAACAAGAAGAAGAATTGATCGAACGTGCAGAGTTGTTATTTGAACATCAAAAAACACAATATGAAATTGCTAGCGATGGTGTTCGTCGTCTTGAAGACAAAGCGATGAAAACATTTGGTGCTATAAGTGTCATTATCACTATCGCATTACTTGTTGTGCGTTACTGGTGGAATGATATCTTCCCTCAAAAATCAGATGTTTTACATGTAGTCTGTTGGGGGTTTTTGGTGTTTTTTTTAGGCATGTTCTTTATATCTTGGGGCTTTACATTTAGTGCAATGCAATTACAGGATGTGGAAAGGCCTTCATCTGACGCTGACAGCCTAGAAAGTTTTTATATGCATCAGAAAAGATACAACTCTTTGACGGCTTATGCTCGGGAGTATTCTAGATTGACTGATGTTGTTGATTTAGGTCATCTTGCAAAAGCGAAACTAATTAGAAATTGTTTTGAAGCCATGCATTTTGGTGCTTGGTCCTTTGTGTGTTTTTTGCTCACGGTAGTTGTCATAAAATTCAATAATTAAGGTCTATAATGTCAATCCCAAAAAAAGGTGAATGGAAGCCCAATAGTCCGGCTTCTACTAGTAAAGATAAAAAACCTGGTCAAACCTTAAATGACTCAGAGCCTGTAAAATTTGATAGCTCTATACCGGTCCCAAAAGGGAAGGTGGTTACTGAAGGATACCAACCTTCAGGAAACAAAAAAGATAAATAATCGAACCCGCCAGTAGGCGGGTTTTTTGCTTTCTGGAGTCTACAAAATGGCAGTATCTGACCAGACCCGCAGCGGCGACCTTGCCGAAACATTCAAATCTGAGCGGGAAACAACAAAGAACCAGATCCGCGTCGCTTTGCCTGGCATCGTTCAGTCATTCGATCCTGAAGCAGTTACGGCGATTGTGCAGCCTGCTATCCGTTCTGTTGAAACCGATAACGACGGCAACCGCGTTACCAAAAATTACCCGCTGCTGGTGGATGTGCCAGTGGTATTTCCGCGCGGCGGGGGATGCACGCTGACGTTCCCGGTTAAAGCCGGTGATGAATGCCTGGTGATTTTCGCCGATCGCTGCATCGATTTCTGGTGGCAGAACGGCGGGGTGCAGGAGCCTGTTGACGATCGGGTGCATGATTTATCGGATGCGTTCTGTATCGTCGGGCCGCAGTCGCAGGCGCAGAAAATCAGCGGTATCAGCACCAGCGCGGTTGAGTTGCGTAGCGACGATGGCGGAGCCAAACTGAGCCTTATTCCTTCAAGTGGGGCGATAGCCGGTACCGCGC